TTGGCTTGGCCGAAATTAACTTCTCCAACATGGTTGGAAAAGAGGGTTACGCCATCCTGGGAGTCTCCCACTCGGAACAATATGGTGACCAAAATGAAGTGAAGAAGTTCGTCACTGGGGCGTAATCCCTACATTACATAATGTAACATAGCATTCAACCTTAAGGGTGGGGGACTAACTATCCCCTGCCCTACATTTAGTGGAGGACTTATGAACCATAAGTACATCCGTTATGAGTAGTAGTGATTATCGCCCACGCCTCAGTGTGGAAGTGCGCCAAGACCAGTTCAACAAACTCCAAGACATCCTCCCACATGGCACTCAAAAACTCCTGTTCCAAGCCCTCCTGGACGGAGTCATCGAACTCCACAACCGCGGAGGATTTAACGCTGTCGGAGCAATTATCTCAGGCCACGTCAACATAGTCCAACTGGCTAAGGCTGGAGAGGTCTATACCCAAGTTGCCATCCCTAAGGAGTAGAGTATGGCTACCATTGAGTCACTCAACATCTCCATCACCCACATGACAAGGGCTGCACTCTTTGAGCACCTAGGGAGGATTCGAACCCAGAGACGTTTACGCCCTCTCCCAAGGCAGAAGAGTACCCCGGCCAAGGTGGCCCGAGCACCTAAGAAAGGCAACCTCAAGCAACAGGACTTATTCCAATATGCCAACGGATTGACTGATGATGCCAAAGCTAGACTGGCAGCGGAGCTGCTAAAGGGATTGATGGGATGATGCCACTAACTAACTTGAGAGGGAGAACCTTTGGAGAGTGGACTGTTGGAGAGAGGGTCCCATCTAAGGGAGGCCACGTAATGTGGACTGTCACCTGCTCCTGTGGTAATGTAAGAGAAGTCCGTGGAGACAACCTCCTACTAGGCCTTTCAACCAAGTGCAAACCCTGCGCATTAGCGCAACTATACAAGAGGTACAAGAATGAAAAAGTATCGAAAGAAACCTGTAGTGATTGAAGCCTGCCAATGGTTTAGAAATGGGGATCATCCTAATGTAAAGTCTCGTAAAGTACCAGAACACTTCAATAATATATGTGAGAAGTGTGGTAATCGTACTGACGAGCACGGAGATATCATAACACTAGAAGGTAAAGGTGGTGCTCAAGAGGTATGTCCCGGAGACTGGATTATAACTGGGGTAAGTGGGGAAAATTATCCTTGCAAACCCGACATCTTCGCCATGACTTATGAGGAGGTAGTATAATGACCCAAGATGTATCACAACTTCTCCATGTCTCCATCGAGGATATAGACATTGGAGATAGATTCAGGAAGGACTACGGGGATTTAGGCCAGTTGATCTACTCGATCAAGAAGAATGGGTTGATTACTCCCGTGGCCGTAGGTCTTACTGAGTCCCTAAAGATTGACTGTAAGTCCGACAAGAAGTACACCCTCCTGGCCGGTGGCCGTCGTATGGCTGCCATCTTAGACATGAAATGGTCTCATGTGCCAGCCAAGATTTATGACCAACCCCTGACCGAACTCGACTTCCGTTCCATTGAACTAGCGGAGAATCTCGACCGTAAGGAGATGACTTATGTCGAAGAAATCGCCCTCAAGCGCAAGATTAACGATTTGCAGATCAGCATACATGGAGCCAAGCATTCTAAAACACCTGATGCGGTAGGATGGTCTCAGGCAGACACCGCTAGGTTGCTTAAGGAGAGTCCTGCTAACCTTACGAGGGATCTTAAGTTGGCGCAAGCGATAGAACAATTCCCTCAGATTGGTCTGGACAAGTGTAAGTCCAAATCCGATGCACTGAAGTTGCTTAACAGTATTGGCAGGAAGCTGAATAACTCAGTCCAGAGTGAGAAGTTCACTAAGGATATGGGCACTGGGGATAAGACCTTCAAAAAGTTACATGACTCTTACATACTGAGGGACTGTTTCGAAACCTTCGCCCAGATCCCTGCGAAGAGTATTGACTTCATCGAAATAGATCCTCCTTACGCCATGGACCTTCATTCGAAGAAGTCTGAAGGTTCCATGCTCGGTTACAATGAAATCGAAATGCTGGCCTACCCTGAGTTCATCACCAAGGTCCTCACCGAATCCTATAGAATTCTGAGGGATGACGGCTGGATGATCTGCTGGTTTGCTATGGACCCATGGTTCAATTTCATCTCAACCCTCCTAAAAGAGATTGGCTTCAAACTCAACCTTCTCCCAGGACTTTGGATCAAACCTACTGGCCAGACGATGCAACCCGAAACTCAATTCGCTAACTGTTATGAACCCTTCTTCTATTGCCGTAAGAATGGAAGTGCCAAACTCAACAAAATGGGTCGGTCCAACATCTTCGAATTCAACCCTATGCCACCGGCTCAGAAGATCCATCCCACTCAGAGGCCCCTACCTCTAATGATCGAAGTCTTCAGCACCTTCTGTGCTCCGGGCAAGAGTGCCTACATTCCCTTCCTTGGATCAGGCACCAGTCTCCTGGCTGCACATACGTGCAAGGTGGGAGCCTTTGGTAATGACCTAACGAAGGAATTCAAAGAAGGATTTATAGTTCAACTTCAAGCCTACCTGGAGGGCTGCGCATGAGTACGATATTGTTCTTCGACACCGAGACCACTAACTTACCCCAGTTCAAGAAACCCAACCATGATCCCAGTCAGCCCAAAATTCTACAGTTGGGTGCAATTCTCGCTGACGATAGTGGAGAAGTAATGGAGGAGTTTAGCACCTTAGTGCAAATCGGTGACACTCCAATCAACCCTTACGCCCTCGCAGCACATGGCATATCTGCCAAACGGGCTAACGAGGAGGGCATCCCTCCAACAGAAATGTTCTTGAAGTTCCACGAACTGTCTCAGAGTTGTGATGCCCTAGCATGTCATAATTTCAATTTCGATATCAAACTGATACAGATAACCTCAGCACAGATTCAGGGGACATTTACTGATCCTGACACTTCCTCTTTGTTGATGTCCGACATAGAGGAACTTCCCTACTATTGCACCATGGCCTCAACCATTTCCTACTGCAACCTCCCTTTCCCCAGTGGTAGAAAGGGAAAGAAGTTTCCTAAGCTGGAAGAACTCCACAGGATCCTATTTGGTGAGGACTTCGAGGGTGCCCATGATGCTATGGCTGATGTGAGAGCAACTATGAGATGCTACTTTGAACTCAAAGAAAGAGGTATAATGTAATGAGACATACAATATATGATGGGTATGATGCACCTGAGGATTGTACGAATATGAATGATCAGACTCTCGTGGATGAACTTAGATCCATTGCTGACGAATGCCCGGTCCATATTCTCGGCGATAGCCTCCACCAGGCTAAAGAAACAATCTGTGGAGAGCGTCAAGATTCCTATGGAAACCCTGAGAACTCCTTCAGCATCATTGCTCAATACTGGACCATTTACATAGCTAACCGGGCAGCTGGTCACAAGTCTTCCATAACCCCACTGGACGTGGCCAACATGATGGTACTCTTTAAGCAGGCCCGCAAACTGGGCCAAATCCACTGCCGTGACAACTACATTGATAGCATAGGTTATGAAGCAATTGCGGCAGATCGCCTTAGCGATTAGGAGGTCCTCCATGCCCCACACTAAACGTCCACGGTATATCACCCCCCTTGAAGTCCAATCCATCCTTGATGGGTGCTACGGGTGTGACTGTCACTTGGCCATGATGCAGTGTATTGCCAAAGGGATTAATGACCTCCTGGGTCATAGACCCAAGATCCCACCTCCTAAGGTGAGTGACTCCTTCCTGCAAGAGTGCAAGACTTGAAGTGATTAGAATGTAGGAGTTTCCTACGTTACAAATTGTAACATAGCAATAACCCAAACCCTTAACCAAGGTAGCAAAGTCATGAGAGCAACCTACGTACCCCCTTCTGGCCACAAAGATTCCCCGTACATAATTGTCGGAGAACAGCCTGGGAAGACAGAAATCATGCGCGGGAGGCCTTTCTGTGGACCTTCCGGAGTGGAATTAGAGGACAATCTAAGAATAGCCGGTATCAATAGGGCCGATTGCTATATGACCAACGTAATAAAGGATGCTGATCGTCCTTTAGGACATTACATTGAATTCAATCCTCGCAAGGGTACTACCATTCATCCTGCTGGACAGGAGTACATCAATGAACTCGCCGCTGAACTTACATCATGTACGGGAAAGGTTATTATCGCTCTTGGAAATACAGCTCTATTTGCGTTGGCTGACAGAGTTGGAGTCACCAAATGGAGAGGGTCAGTACTGTCTCCTACACTCGTTTCGGACAAGATCCTCATTCCGTCTGTCCATCCCTCGACGATTATATTTCCCAAGAACCAGTATACTAACAAGCGACTCCTTATCTACGACCTCCTTAGAGCTAGACAAGTAAAGGAAGGAAAGTGGAAGACCCTTGACCGTCATATATCCATCCGTCCCACCTTCTCCCAAGCCCTAAATTTCTTAAATGTCTGCTCTATGTGGGGCAAGCTGGGCAACCCCGTTGCCTATGACATCGAGGTGGACGTGTTCAACGGGGAAATGACTTGCATCTCTTTTGCTTACACCCCTACAGATGTTATGTCCATCCCATTTACTTGTGAACGTGGGGACTACTTCACTCTCCCCCAAGAAGCGGAGATTCTCAAGAAGATTGCATCCATTCTTGAGGATCCTACTATCCCCATCCTTGGTCAGAACCTAGTGTTCGACTGTCACTACATGCTGAGGAAATATGGAATCCACGCCTCCAATATCCACGATACAATGGTTGCGCAGAAGACTCTTTTACCTGACTATCCTGTCGGTCTCCACTTCATTTGCTCTCAGTATACTGACATCCCATATTATAAGGATGATGGAAAATACTGGCTCAAAGGTATTGGAAATTGGGAGTCAGGTTGGCGTTATAATGCTTTGGATTCTGTGGTTTGTGCTGATGCATATCCTAAGCAGATGGAAGCACTTTTCAAACAACACAACTACTTCGCCTACGAAAGAAAGCGGAAGTCCATCCTCCCCTATGTCTTCATAATGGAGCATGGCATTAGGATCAACCTCGGCTCCATGCAACAGGCTTATGATGATGCTGAGCGTGAAGAGCAAGATCTCCTTCGCCAACTCCACCACAAATGTGGCTTCGAGCTGAATCCTAACTCCCCCAAGCAAGTAGCCACATATTTCTACGTAACGAAGAAACTCCCAGCATACAAAAACAAGACTGGAGGCAACACCACTGATGAAAAAGCACTTAAACGAATTGCCCGGAAAGGCTACCCCGAGGCCTCGATCATCCTTAAAATTCGTGGACTTAACAAAGAACGAGCAACTTTTCTCGATACTGCTAAAGTTGACCCTGATGGAAGAATGCGATGCTCTTACAACCCAGTTGGAACTCGATTCTCTAGGGCTAGTTCAAGTGAGAATATATTCGGGACAGGTAACAATCTTCAGAACCAACCCCATAGGGTGCTTACACACTTCCTTGCCGATCCCTATCACGTATTCTATGGGATGGACCTAAGCCAGGCGGAGAATAGGATCGTCGCTTATGTGGGAAGGATCACTCAGATGATCGAAGCATTTGAAAACAAGGAGGATATTCATGGACTCACTGCAAAAATTATGGCAAACATTTTCTTCGGACCAGAAAAGTCACGAGATATTAATGTCAAAACTACTCTTGCTCCAATCGGAGATGGAAAAAAGTCTTGGCGAGATTGGGGTAAAAAAGCTAACCATGGACTTAACTATGATCTTGGCTACAAAACATTCTCCCTCTATAACGAAATCCCAGATAGAGATGGGAAACTTATTGTTGACATCTACCATAAAGCATATCCCGGAGTCAGAAACGGATTCCACTCTTATGTCCAATCCTGTATCAACAGAAACAGAACCCTAACCAATCTGATGGATCGCAAAACTGTTTTCACCGACAAGATTGACGACTCCCTATATAAGGACGCCTATGCCTGCATACCTCAAGGAACAGTTGGAGATATCATCGATGAACGAGGTCTTAACTTCGTCTACTACCACAGAGACCCCATCTTCAGAAGTGTCAAACTTCTTATCCAAGTTCACGATCAAATTGGATTCCAAATCCCGACGCCTCTGCATCCAGACACTCCAGTTGCCTGGGAAGATCATGGAAGAATCCTAACCCAGATCAAGGCTTCCCTTGAGACACCTTTGTATACGCATTATGGCCTCAAGTTTGTGATCCCTGCAGATACAACAATGGGCGTCTCATTGAATAAGGAATTGGGCCAGGACTTAGACTCCTTCGACCCTGAATATTTGGAAAAGACTTACTACAAGTGTACTGAACGATGGCTTCCTACAATTATATAAGGAAATTATTATGAGAATTCCATTAGTATACACTGCATCTGAAATTGCAACCTGGCATGTAGCAGAAGAATACTTACCTGGAAAGTGGCAGCCTGCTAGACCCTGTGGATTTAATTACTGGACTTGGGAGTGGGTTAAATATAGATTTAGAATTTGCTGGAGAGTCTTCAAAGGTGATCTGGATGTACTAAATTGGCAAGGATCTGGAGAACTTTCTAATAATGAAACACATTATAAAGATTGTCTAGATCCAGAATTCACCCTTGTTAAATAATTCCTACGTTCCAAATTGTAACATAGAAGATAAGGATTAGTGATGGGACGAAAACTAGCAG